CTTCCAACGTCTTCTTGCTTTACAAATTGGTTTATCTGGAGTTTTAGAACAATCTATATTATGCATATCTCTTTGCCCTGCAGATCTTGAACAAAATGATCTTCTGCGATTTGCATCTTTACTTCCTGGTTTTGGATCACCAGTTACAGCAGTTTTCAGTTTTGAACCTGGATTTTCTCTACGATATGCTTTGACTGCTGCGGGACTCATTCCATCAGTTTTATCTTTTTTGTTTACCTTTTGCCAATCTTCTGTTTGTAAGAAAGATTCACCTGGAGTATATTCGCAAACATGAAATGATTGAACTCTTGATCCAGGATATACCTTTTCAATTTGATCTTGAATATCCTTTCTGGTTGGAGTAGAAACCTGAGGGAAGAACATCTTTAAAGAATACATCTTACCTCTCCAAGTAAGAATTACATGCATCAGATTTCCAGTTTTTGATGGAATTCTTACAGCCTCCTCAAGTTCTACTTCTTCACTTACAGATTTCCAACCACCACCAGCTTTCTTATATTCTTTAGCAGCCCATCCATTAGCATAAGCTGAAGGATAAACATCAAACTTTGACTTTGCTCTTGACTTCATCTTAGACCAAAGTGATGGGTTTGTAGGAACATTCTTTTCCTCAAGTGCCTTAAGTTCCCTCTCCCCTTCAATCTGTTCCAAAATCTTTCCAACGATCCCAGTGTGCTCAGGAACACAATTGGGAACCATCTTCTTACCTTTCTTTTTCATTCCCACTTGTTTATATCCAGTCCAGCAAGGTCCCTTCTCTTCGTTAGTTGGATGAATTTGTGCAATATCATATTTCATTTGATTGCTCATAATCGCAGGAGGCATTGAAAACATATCCCAATATCTAGGACCATAAGCACATTCACTTCTGGTTTCATTTTTTTGACACTTAGGACAGTACCTAACTAATCCTTCTTCTTCAATTTTATTAGATACCATCTTTGGTTTTCCTCCTTTTCCTGGACGATCTGCTACTGGATCTGATTTTCTCTTTCTTCTTACAGCAGAAGCAATTTCATCTTTAGACATTTTTGATGCTTTTTCCTTTGAAAGGCATTTTGGCTTACCTTCTCCAGGTTCACGAGCACACTTTCCAATTCTTTCACCTTTAGTATTATAACGATCCCATCCACCACCACCTACTCCACCTTCACCACCTTTACCAAACCATTTGCGAAGATCTTCATATGCCATACCTCTTTTGGTATGTTTAATTTCTCCTTTTTGTTTTGCCACTAGTTTCTTTGATGTTTTTTGAATATCACCAACTAGTGGATTTTCATCTGGTGTCGATTGTTTTGGATTATCGTAGATATCAACATCACCATCAACATCACGATCGACATACTGAACAGTTGCATGATGGACCAACTGATTCATGTCCAAGTTGGGATCAAGTTGGTGTTGCTTTTTCCCAAGATGTGGAGTTTTATGAGTAAATTTGGTGAACTTAGGTTCCATCAAATAATATCAATGATCTTTTTATATTTATGTTTCTTCGTCACTAAGACCATTCTTTAGTAATTTAGATAACTCTGCTGTAGAACCAACAAAAAGTGCATTGGTAACATTTGTGGGTCCTTTGACCTTTTGTTCATCAATATCTTTTAGTTTTTTCTGAAGATCGATAAGTTTATCCGTAGCATCTGCAACGTTCTTAATGAGTTGTCCAGCAACTTCATAAGCTCTTGGCATTTCACTTTCTTGAGCAAGTTCTAAAATTCCATTGAGAGCTTCTTGCCCTTTTTCAATGATAGAATATAAGTTTCCTCTAGTATATTCATAATCTTTTTTTAAGTCATTGGACTCTCTAGATATTTTTTCAATCTTATCTTCTGCTGATTCAACTTCTGAAGATACTAACTCCCCAGATACATTAAATGTTTCATTCAGATCATCAAACTTTTTTGTCATTTTCATATTCTACCATCAGAAAGATCCATCAAAACCAAAATTATCTCCAAGTTCAATTAGAGGTGCGTCTTCTGATACAATCAAGTTGACATTAGAACCAGAAACATGTTTTGATGATTTAGTTGAGTCATAAGCTCTTTCAACAGATAGTTTGTTTCCAGACTTACTGACAACTCTAAAGTTTTCTGCATCAATTACGATTACATCAAGATTGGAAATTGCTGATGCACTTTCAACTTCTATGGTTGTAACTGTAGAACTAATATCACCAACAAGAGTTGTAACTACATTATCGGTATAACTCTTAGTAGCTACAGGGTCAACACGATATGTAAGATCTCTTGTACTTCCTCTTGAATCTCCAGCGGAGAATCCAATAGAAGTCCTCTTGATGATATCCTTGGAAACATCGGAAACAGGACCAAAAAGATATGTTTTGGCTGTAAATCTCAAAGTATAAATTAGAGCTCTCCTTTGAGAATAATCACCTTCATAATCATCTTTCATTTCAATTCCTTCAAAAATAATAGGAATATCTCTCTTTTCCCCAATAGTATCTACCAAGTCAACAGATAGAGTGTAAGCTGGTTGGAAGTATGGAAGAATTTGTTCGACGATTTGAAGCATATCATCATTGAGCTTAGTGTAAATACTAAGTTCAAATGACATATTATATGGGACAGGCATGTATGTCTTTCTTGGTTGGGTCTTATCAGATGAAAGACCAGATAAAAATGTTTGAGTAGTTGTTACTTTTCTTGTTGTATCATAAGTCAAACTGACAAACTCAAATGACATTCTTGGTAATGACATTTGAACTGGTTTATTTAAATCCTGAACCTGTTCTAATCTTGCTAAAAACTTTTGTGTGGGACTGTAAGCAAGAGGAACTTTCATCGTACTGACATTGACATCAGAGTCATTCGTGTGTTTGATGCTAATATTATTGAATAAGGTTCCAAAAGAAATAATGGTTCTTCTCAGTATCTCGTGATAAAAATATTCAAACATTTGTCAGGAAAGTATGATATACTATTTATGGTGTTCCGAATGGATTAGTTTCCGAAAAATCAAGTATAGAATCCGCTTCAGTTTCTATATTGTCATTGTCTGCATATGGGTCAACAATATTATCAGATTGAATAATTCTTACTTGATATGAAGCACTAGAAGCAACTCCAACAAGAACATCTCCATTTACGAAAGTTCCATCAATATTAGAAACTTCCAATCTATTGGTTACAGCATTCCACTCTTTTACTCTAGCTGTTGTTCCACTGATACTTCCTGTTACTATTTCGTTATATTGATATGTTCCTATTCCTGAAGAATATGGTGAAGAAATTGTAATCGTTGGTGTTTCTGTGTAACCTAAACCAGCGTTTGTAATGTAAATGGCAGTGACAATACCAGCAGAACTGATGTAAGCCGTACCAGTAGCAGTAACTCCTGTTCCTGGACCACTGAAAGTTACTGTTGGTGCAGAAGAATATCCACCACCACCATTGGTAATGGAGATTGTTCCAATAACACCATCACCAATTGTTGTAGTTGCTGCAAATCCAGCACCACCTCCACCAACGGCTACAATAGAAGGAGCTACAGTATATCCACATCCGGGATTTGTTAATTCAACACCTTGAATTTTATAATCTTCTTTAAGTCCATCGCAATCCACAAGTCCACCAATAAGAGTTGCAATTCCGACAGCTGTTGTTCCTCCACTTGGAGCTGATGAAAAAGCAATTCTTGGTCGAGATTTGTAGTTATTTCCTCTGTTTGAAATAGTTACAAATCTAACTCCACCACTAGTACATATTCCACTGACTGTTGCTGTTGCAGTTACACCTAATCCAACTAATGTGAGAGTTTGAATATATCCTTCCTGAGATACATTATCATCAATTTCTTCAATACTTGTATCCAATACTTCATCTTCATATCTAAAGAGTTCACATCTCAACTCATAAACATATGTCTTTTGAAGTTGATAAAATGGTTTTTCGTGCTCTACAAACTTAATTTCAAATAACCTATCACCTAAAGGAAACCAAATCAAATCACCTTCTTTTGGTCTAGTTGCCAGTTTTATATCTGGTAGATTTTTTGTTAAAGGAGTAATGTAAGTTTCAAATCTTTCTTTTGAAATAATGAGATTTAAATCATTTAATGGTTGTACTCCAAATTTTGATAAAATCGTTCCCTGTCCTTCATATCCATCATAAGTATCTACATATGCCTCTATCGGATAGGCGTTTTCAAATTTTGATTCTATGACTTCTTTTATTACAGTTTTTTCTGTAACATATTTTCTTGGTAAATAATAAACTTCAACTCCATACATTCGAAGTTGTTCATTAATCAAATCCTGAACCAATGATTGTTCGGTTTTACTTCCCTGTAGGAAAAATGGATTTAACATATTAACCCACCATATCTAAGGGAGGAAGTTCATAAGTGTTTGACATTTTTTCCATAATCATATCAAGTTCTTTTTGAGCATCATCATAGATTTGTCTTCCATTTAGTTCTATACCACCTGGAAGTTTTACTCCTTGGAACTTGATTAAATTTTGACCCCATTGTCTTTTAATTAATGAAGTCAAATAAGGTTTGATAAATGAATCATTCCAAACTCTAGAATAATCATTTGGATCCATAGCTCTAAAACAATCTATGATGATATATTGTCCTACGGACAGTTCTCCCCAATCAACATCCAAATATAATCTATCTTGTCTTTGATTAAATCTTATTTGTTTTTGGGTGTTCAATAAAAAGTTCATATCTTCCAGATATGTTCTTGTCATAGCATATGTCAACATTTCAGTTGAACCCCAATAATAAATGTCGTTAAGGAACATTTGATATTTTACACTGAACATGTTATTTGTCATGTTCACATTGTCAAACTGAAATACTTTTTGAATTCCTATTACTGATGGTGGAACTGGTATGTAATTGCTATTTTCGTAGAAGTTAAATTGAGTAGTCAATCCAACAGTAGAATTTACGGTTTCTGTGGTAATTCCTACCCCTGTAGTTGGTCTAGCTTTTCCTCTATCAATATCGTCTTGAGTAATCTTATACTTTAATAAAGTTTGAGATACACCATCAAAGTGTCGTTCTTGGAAAAACTGAACAGCATCATCAACTAAATCTTCAATTTGTTCATCAGCAACATTAATCTCAAGAACTGGAGCTCCCAGTTTTCTTTTACAATAATCAATTAATTCTTGTCTCGTTGATGGTTGTGCCATTAGAATTTAGATACAACTTCTTGCTGTTTTAAATATAATTTAATATAAGATTTTGCGTAGTTCTTAAGAACTTCAATGTCGTCTACACTATCTATATCCCTAGTAAGTTTCTCATATTCAAACATTTTATTTACATCCTCTAGTTGT